TTTCTCACCGACTTTCTTATCGGCTAAGTCATTCACCAAGGCTACAAAGCTCTCTACAGCCTCCTGCGTTTTCTCTGCTGTATCTTTAACGACAATGCCTAGGATTTTATCATCCGCCACGATACCGCCCTCAGAAAGCATTTTAGAAGCTTCTCGCTCTAGTCCACTACGATTGATTTTAGCTTCGAGTTCCGCAATATAGGCTTTTTGCTTTTCTTGCTCATATTCAGCCTTTTGCGTCTCATTCATTTGACGTAACTTTTCAGCCTCGTCAAGTTTTTCCTGCATTCGTTTATCGAATGATTTTTCTTGCTTAGCCAAGCGTTTTTTGATTAGCTCGTCAACTTCGCTTTGCGTGAATGTTTTTTGTGCACCTTCAACTTCTGCTGGATTGTCGACATTATCCAATTCAGTTTCCAATACATCGTTTTTTTCTTCTTCTGCCATTTAGGCTACCTCCTTTTTAAGTCCAGAGTGGACTGATATCCTTAGCTTTTAATGTCATCAAAGTTTGGACAATAAAAAAACCGTACGGGATTCCATACGGTTAGATTATTTTTTGATTACTTCAATCATCGCTTTTACACACGCTATGATGCATAGCGTTAAAAACGAAAATACCAACCACCCGAAAGCGATTGATACCAAATTCCAAATAAACATTTTTTACTCCTCTACTTTCCCATATCTGTCTAAAAGCTTCGGGTTTATCATAAAATGCGGTACCGTCGTACATCGACAGTTAGGATGAAATGGTGGTGCGTTTAATGCTGGAACCATCTCTGATACTTTAAAAATCCTCCCATTGAACGGTTGACAAATCGGACACGCTTTTAATTCGGTCATGATTTCAAACCATTCAACCTCGTTTGTCTCATAGTTTGCTTTTTGCGCCTCAGAATATACCCTTGCAGATTCTGTCACTGCTAAACGTCTAGCATATCCATAGGAAACATCAAACTCTTTTTTAAGACTGTTAATAAGAATGTTTGTGCCTTTACCTCTTAAAACAGTATCCGCAACGCCTTTTTTAACAATGTTTCTTAATTCGTTTTGTCGTTCCCATATTCTGTCAGACCATGTCGCATTATCAAAATTCGCATAAACGATAGCGTCTGCAGATATTTTCGAGCTTTCATAACTACCGAGCGTCATATCAAGCACGCCAGCACTAAATAGATTTTCACGTCTGATTGACTCAATCAAGTGCCTATCAATGATTTCAAACTCATTCAACGCTAGTTCATATTGGTGTAATTTGATATTCGCTTGTAGCACTTCAAGACGGCTTGTTTTCATTTTAAGATTGTAAAGTTTCAACAAGTCATTTTCCGCTCTTGTAAAATCATCACTTGTAACCTGCTTTCCACGCTCTCTCAAACGGTTAGCTCGTTCGACTAACTGGCGAGCTTTAAACTCAACATTTGCCATGTCAAGTTTATCCGCTCGTTGCTTAGCTTGTAATTTTGTGATGCCTTCACTATCAGCATACTTTTGCCAAAAGCTATCGATTTCCTTTTGAATGTTATTAGCGTGCTGTTGATAGACACCTTGTAATTGGAAAGCGACTCTCTTATCCGCCAACTCCCTTGTCTTTTCCTCAGCACGGTATCTATCTTCCCAGTATTTGTTATTCAACATCAGCTATAACCTTCTGACTTTCGTCCATTTCAGCGTCCGAGTAGATTTTTTGCTTTTCTAGACGTGTTTCAAGGTCTCCCATAGCTTCCTCTTCACGCTCCATTCTTTGGATTTCTTTCTGTGGATCATCAATGATAGATAAAACAGATAGCTTAGTTTCCTCTGACACTTGTCCAGATAATTGTCCGACAATCTGAGCCTCTTCAAGAATGTTTCTTGGAACATTTCTAGTAAACGAATATGACAATCCTGTCCATGCGTCTTCATAAACAGTCGTTAAAGGCACACTGAACACGATTTGATACAAGCGGTTAAATGCGGATTGTAGCTTTCTGTCTTTCATCCGAGCAAGATTGTCCATCGCTTGCAATTTGAAAGCAAGGGCCGTTCCAGACGAATTCCCAAACTCAGACTCAGACATATTCGCCACCATTGAGATTGCGAAAATAGACTCTTTTAATAAACTAATCAAGTTTTCTTGCGTTGTATCTGAGCTAGGCTTTTCAAGGAAAGCGACCTCAGGCAAAGGTCCGTCTCCAGTTTTCCAAAGGTTGAAAATTCTATTTTCTCTAATCTGGCTTGCGTCCTCTTCTTCTAGCTCTACTCCTAGCACTTTCATATAAGCGTCCGCAAAGTAATCAACATCGTTCGCTTTTTCGCTTGCTGCTTTATTTAAAGCGTTAATCAATGTCTTTACGCTCTCAAAAATACTTTGTCGCTCTTCGTTCTCAATCAACTCAACTACTGGGATAGAGTTGTAAATGTGTTGAGTACGCTCACCAAATCTAACTGTTCCTCCAGTCGTGAATGTGGCGTCGATAATTTCATCGTTTGTAATTACTTGACCGATACCTTCTTGATTATTCTCGTTAAAAGAGTATCTAACAGCAAATAAAGGTCGTTCCTCAATGCTGTTATCATGTACGATAAACATATTGATAGGACTGTTATAAGTCGCTCTAGTTTGTTTGTACTCGTCTTGGTAAACGTAAATAAACGCATGACCAAACACGCTGGACATTTTCGCAAGCTCAAACTCTGAGTCTTCCATGTCATTAATCTTACGAAAATCAGCGACAAACTGATTCACGTTTTCATCATCATGCTTGATTTTAACTGGAACACCGATTTGATAGCCCGTGAACGTATCGACAATGTACTTAGCGTAGTTAAACACCAAGCGATTGTCAGGTTTCCAACTTTCTTTTTTAGCCATTTTTAAGACTTCATGTTGTGAAAGGTACATATCCTCACTCTCAATATAATTCTTAACTAGCTTACTCATGTGAAGCCTAATCGCCTCAGTAACGACTTCCTCAGTCACTACATCGCTTGTTGTTGTTATTACTTTTCGTTTGTTAACAAAAACTTTTGCCAAATTTAAAAACCTCCTTTTAACATTTTGATTTTACTTCCAGTACCAGAATGTTGTGAGTAAATCGCATAACGAACCGCGTCTAGCACGTCATCATTCTCTTTTACTGGTTCGCCTGTCTTTTCGTTCCAGATGTACTGGTAAATTTCATCCTTGAACTTGCTGACCTTGTTTGAAACAACAAAAAGTAATAACAACA